GTCGCTACCCGCCGCGCCGCTGCATTAATCCGCGACGAGGCACGGCGTTTAGCCAAGCGCCTCGACATCGACGATCCGGTATTCAAGCGGACCATCTGGAAAAACATTCGCGTCCAGGAGGCTACGCGCTCGAGCAAGCGCGTCGGCGGGGTCGTCATGCGGGTCGGCGTGGCCGGCGGGGCGCAGCTCGGCAAGAAGCTGAAGCAACGGCAGGCCGAATCCTCGGACCTCCCCGGCAAGGCGACGCAGCACTGGCGGATGCTCGAGTTCGGTAGCGAGAACACCCGCGCGCAGCCCTTCATGCGACCGGCGATGGAATCGAAAGCCAATGCCGCGATCGAGAAGCTCGCAATGGAACTCTCGGCGGCGATTGATCGTCTGGCGGTCTCTGGACCTGGAGCCGAGTAAATGTATCCGCCCCTTTATGCGACCTGCGCCGCCGACTCCGGGGTGCAGGCGGTGCTCACAGACACCTCCGGCTTACTGCGCCTGTATCCCTTTGGCGAGGCGCCGCAGCAGCACGAGCGGCCCTATGCGGTGTGGCAGACGGTGTACGGCGAGCCCTACAACTCGCTGTCCTGCCCGCCGGATGTGGACCAGTTTGGGGTACAGATTGACGTCTACGGGCCGACGGCGGACTCGGTGCGAACCGTCGCCGCCGCACTGCGCGCGGCCATCGAGCCGCATGCCTACATCGTCCGTTTCAACGGCGAGACGCGCGAATCTGCCACGCGCGCGTATCGCTATTCCTTCGATGTGGAGTGGCAGATCTATCGAGCATGACGAGAACGTTAGGAGTAATTAAATGGCTAAGCTGACCCAGGGCACACAACTCTATTTCCTTGATCCCGAAACTGATGCAGTGACATTGGTCGAATGCCCGACCGGCATTACGGGCCTCGGTGGCACACGCGATCAGGTTGACATCACCTGTCTAGACTCGTTGGAAGCGGAGTCGCTGCCGGGCCTTGCGCGGCCTGGAGAGGTGTCGGTTCAAATCCAGTTTGATCAAGACAACACCTCGCACGTGCGGCTTTTTGAGCTGTTTCAGGACACCTCGCAAGAAAATATCTGGTGGGCGATCGGCGGATCTGACGGTCGGGACATTCCGCCGACATCGGGAGACAGCACCGGCTGGGTAGTGCCGCTTACCAGAACGTATTGGCTTTTCGAGGGATACATCTCGAACATGCCCGTAGACTGGCCGCTCGGCGGAGTCCAGGGCGGAACCATGACGATCCAGCGTTCCGGCCGTGCGACGCTGAGCCGGAAGACTGCCTGACCTTCAGGAGGTCTTCACCTATGGATCTCAAAGACCTGATCGCGCGGGGTGCGCTCGTCCAAAATCCGCCCACGCCGCGCGATGTCACCTGGACGCCGCCTGACGGCGATCCCATCACCTTCACCGCCTACATCAAGGCGCCCTCCTCGGGCTGGCTCGATCGCGCCCGCATGGCTGCTGCCCGCGACATGGATCGCATCAGCTACCGTACCGCGATCATCTCGCACGCCATTTCTTTCCGTGACGATGACGGCAAGGAATGGGCTTTCAGCTACGAGCAAGCCTACGTTCTCAAAAACGAACTCGCGCAGGCGCTCGAGGACGCCTATAACGCCGTCAATGCGCCGCCGCCACGGCCGCCGGAGGATGCGGATAAGCAGGAGGCCTTCGCAAAAAATTCGGAGCCGATGCCTGGTTCTGGCACCAACTCGCACGGGCCGGCATCGGCGGACGAACCATTGCCGAGGCTCGGGAATGCCTGAGCGAAGCCGAGGCGCAGCAGTGGGCGCGCTACATCGAGGCCTTTGGTCCGCTCGATTGGGGCGAGCGGATCTTCGCGCGCCTCGATTCCGGCTTCGCTTTATTGGCGGCGCTCATCATCAATCGCTCGGGCGGTATTCGTCATTCTCCCGATCCGCGAATCCCCGGCACGCCGGCCGAGCCGCGCGAGTTCATGTGGCAACCGCCGCCGGAGCCAGAAGCCACGCCGGAATTCTTAACCGAACTCTTCGGCCTGAAGGCAGTTAAACGTGGCAAGAAATCTCGGCACGCTGACCGTCGATCTCGTCCTTAAGCTCGGTGGATTCGAGCAAGGGGCCAATCGAGCAGCACGCCAATTGTCGGCGTTCGAGCGCGATGTGCGAGCCACAGCGGCGCGCATCCAGACCGGCTTCGCTCGTTTTAGTGCTGCGCTGGGGGCCATCGGCGTTGGTGTCTCACTTGGCGCGGTCATCAGCGAATTGAAGGAGGCCGCAAAAGAAGCGATCGACTTTGGAGATGCCATCGAGAAGGCGATGGCGGCGACCGGCGTCGGGGCCGAAGCACTGCAGGAATTGGCCTTCGCCGCGAAGCAGACCGACGTTGACTTCCAGACGCTGACGACCTCGCTCTTCCGAATGCAGAAGGCGATCAGTGAGGCGGCGAGCGGCAATAACAAGGCGCTCATCCAGACCTTCAACGAGCTCGGCCTCAGTATCAAGGAGCTGCAGCAACTCGACGCCGCCGATCAATTCGAGGCCATTGCGGGTGCGCTAGCGCAATTCAAGGACGAGGGCGACCGGGCCGCGCTCGGCGCGGATATCTTTGGCAAAGGCGTGCAGACCCTGTTGCCGCTGCTCGCACAAGGGGCCGATGGAGTTCGCGAGTTCCGCGAGCAGGCGCACGAGTTGGGCGTCGTACTGACCGAGGAGCAAGTCAAGGCACTCGCGGAAACCGATCAAGCCATCAAGCAACTGAGCGCGGCCTACGACGGCCTCACTCGGGCGTCGACCGCTGCGATTGCGCCGAAGCTCACGGATTTTTTCCGTGGCCTGACGGGTGTGATCACGGATCAGGCCGACGAGGTCCTGACGCTCAGTGATCGATTCAAGATTCTTTTTGAGGTACTGAAGGCCGGGCCGATCGTCGGTGCCTTCACATTCTTTCGTGAAACCGGCGAGCAGATGGAGGAGGCCGCAAAGGAAACGGAGAACTTTGCGGATGGACTGTCGGAACTTGCGATTACCGCGAGTCGCTTGCGGGTGCCGAGGCTCACCGTCGGCGGCGGCGGCAGCAATGAGCTGAAGAGTGCTAAGGCAGCCGTCGATAATTTCATTGAATCCCTGGAGCGCCAGCAGGCGACGCTCGGCGCGACCGCTGCCGAGGCGCAGCGCTACGCGGTATTGCACGGCGAGATTGCCGAGGCTCTAAAGAAGCTTGGGCCGGCCGCTGATGGCCTCCGCACCAAGCTTCTCAACCTGATCGACGTCGGCGAACAGCAGGCGGCCACGAAGGCGATCGAGGATCAGATCAAGGCGCTGCGGGACGAGGCGGCGCAAGTCGGGCTCACGGAAGAGCAACTCTTCGAGTACCAACTGCGGCAGGCAGCCATCGAGGGCCAGCTCGGTAAGACAGCGGACGAGCAGGCGCGACTGACGGCCGAGTTGCGCCAGGCGTGGCAGGACATGCGCGCGGCGGTCGACCAGGCGGCGATCGTTGAAGCCGTGGGCGAGCTCGATCGCGAGCTGCTCGAGCTGATGGGCGACACGACCGCTGCCGCTGTCGCTGAGATAACAGAGCGATTCAAAAAGATCCGCGAGGCGGCCGAGGCCGAGATTGCCCGCGGCGGGCCGAGGGCGGCCCAAGCGCAGGAAGTACTGGTCAAGATCAAGGCGCGCATCGACCTGGAAGAGTTCCGCGCCAAGGCCGAGCAATTCCGCAAGGAAGTGGAGGAGATCCGCGAGGAGTTCGGCCGGCGCGAGCAGACCATACAACTGCGCATCGAGACGGGCGTCATCTCGGATACCGGCGGACGTCGCGAGATCATCAAGACGCACCAGGAAGAGGCGAAAGCGCTCGAGGCGGTGATCGCCAAGTATCCCGAGATGCGGGAAGAAATAGAAAAAGTCATACCCGTGATCGAGGACCTGAAGACCACCACCAACGAGTTCGTCAAGATCGCGGCGGATGCCTTCGAGACCGAATTCGCCGATGCGATTGCTGATGCGGCGCTCGGGATGAAGAGCCTCGAGGATGCGTTCCGCGACATGCTCTCGAACATGGCCGAGTCGATTGCGCGCTGGGCCTCTGAGCAGATCGCCTCGATGTTGCGTGACAAGCTGCTTGAGATCCTCACGGGCGTGGGCGACGGAATGGAGGGCGGGATACTCGGCGCGCTCGGTGGAGCATTCGGCGGTGGCGATGGGCTCGAAGAGATCGCTGTCACCGCGCAGCGGATTCCCACAGCCGCCGCGGAGACGACCGCCGCCACCGCGGCGGCCACTGCGATGTCGACCGCTATTACGACCGCGGGCGCCACGGCGGCGACGGCCATCACTACGGCGGGAACGGCCACGGCGACTGCAATCGGCGCCGGTGGCACCACGGCGGCCACGGCCATCGGCACGGCCTCGGCCGCAATGGCGACCGCGATCACGACGGCCGGCACGGCAGCGGCGGCGGCCATTCGTGCCGCGTCGGCCACCTCGGGGCTACCGATTCCCGGATTGGCAGAAGGCGGTCTCATTGTCGGACCCGGCACCGCCACCAGCGACAGCATCCCCGCGTGGCTCTCGGCCGGGGAGTTTGTCGTCAAGGCGCAGGCCGTGCAGCGACCGGGCGTGCAGCAACTGCTTGAGCGCATCAACGACGGCGGCGGGATGTTCCGTGGCTTCGCCGAGGGTGGCGCAGTCGAGCGGCCGGTGTTTATCGCGCCGAAGTATGCCGACGGCGGCCTCGTTAAGGCGATGCCGGCCGCCGGGCACATGGCACTGGTCCCGTCTCGTGAGGCGGCGGAACGTCCCGAAGTCAACATCCGCAACATCAATGCCTTCGATACGAGTGTCATCCGAGACTACCTGCTGAGCGCCTCGGGCGAAGAGGTGCTCTTGAACTTCGTGCAGCGCAACGGCACGCGGGTGCGCGCGGCGACGGTGGGTGGCTAGATGCTCTGGCCGTTCTGCCCGCTCACTCCGATGACCGAGGGCGTGGAGTTCGTCACGGATGTGATGCGGGCTTTCTCGGAAGAGCAGCGGGTGCGGCTGCGGGCCGTAGCGCGCCGACGGTTCGAGGCGAGCTACGTTTTTGATGCTCGCGAATATGAGCGGGCGCGGCTCTCGATGCGTGGCACGCTGCCCGGCCCGTTTGACGTCCCCGACTGGACCGACGTGCGGCGCACGGTGGCGGCGGCCACCGACAACTCGCTCAGCTTCGACAATAACAATCCACAGTTCACCGCCGCGATGGATCTGATCATTCTGCAGGACAGCGAGACGTACGAGGTGCTGTCGGTGAGCGGCTCGACCTCAGGCGGGCTCACGCTCTCAGTCCCGCTCGTGAACGATTATCCGAATGGGCGGGTGCTGCGACTGCTCGAATGCGATGCGCCAGGCGGCTTTACCGCCGAGCATCCGGCAGGACCGTACCGCTCGGCCGATGTCGAATGGGTCTGCTACGACGACGATCTGCCGACGGCCGACGAGAGCCAGTTTGGCACGTATCGCACTGAGCCCTTGCTCGATGATTGCCCGCTCGTGGGCGACGACGCACTGCCGGAGTCGGTGCAGCGGCTCTACCAGACGGTGGATAACTTCATCGCGCGGCCGTTTGTCGACAGCGCGCGAGGACAGCCGAGCGAGGTGCTCGGGCTCGCCTGGCAGCCCGCGAGCCGTGCCGAGCGGTGGTCGCTGCGCCGACATCTACTGGCACTGCGGGGCCGACAGCGGGCTTTTTGGCTTCCTTCGTTCAATACCGGCGGCCTTGAACTGTCGGCGACGGCGACGGCGGG